GAAGCTATCGAAAATCAAAAAAAGTCAATTATTGCCCCGCTAAAAGCGATTTTACAAGTGGATGAGAAAAAGCCAAAAGAACCTGCGAAACTCGTCGAGATTCCACAAACGTTAAAAATAGAGGCAGCAAAGTTTATTCAATGGATTCCAAGTGTAATGGGTTATTCAAGTTACCTGAGAGACTTATCGATTAACGGGAAAAAGCAAAAACAATACATGGACACTTACATGAAGCTGCGACTTTTTTACTCCAAAGATGAAGTGAAAACAGCGATAATTTTTGCCGCATCGGATAACTTTTGGAGGTCAAATTTTCTAAGTCCGAATAAACTTTTGGACATTCAGAAATCGAGTGGTGTTACTTACATGGACTATTTTCTATCACAATCACAATTAAAGCAGCATGAACAAAAGAAAGAGAGAGAAGCCGCAGGATTCAGAGATGCAATTTGACAAAGTTCCACCGCAAGCGATAGAACTCGAAGAAGCTGTATTAGGTGCAATGCTTCAAGACAAGGAATGTTTATCGGTTGCATTTGAGTTATTAAGTGGCGAATACTTTTACAAAGAATCTCATTCAATCATTTTTAATGCAATGGTTGATCTCTACAAAGCAAGTGAGCCAATTGATATTTTAACTTTAGTTCACGCACTCAGAAAAGATGGGAATCTAGAAAGTGTAGGAGGCGCTTTGGCTGTGTCCAAACTCACTAATAATGTAGCAAGTTCCGCGCACATAGACGCGCACGCGAAAATTATCATTCAGCACTTCATTAAAAGAGAGTTAATTAAAGTTGGTGGTGAAATAGTGAACGAAGGTTATTCAGATGCGAGTGACCCGTTCGATTTGATTAATTATTCTGCACGCAAAATAGAAGGCATAGAGCAACGAACTATTAAGGGCAGCTATCAAACACCAATGAGGATGCTAAAGGAGATGTTATCCGACCTTGAGAGCCGAATGAAGGGTGTAGAAATAAAAAGGAAAGTAAATAGTTGCATTCAGTCTATTCAGTATCGGACAAGTGGTTTTTTTGGTGGTGAATTTATTGTTGTGGCAGGACGCCCTGGAATGGGAAAGACTGCATACATGCTAAGCGAGATATACGCAATGGCAAATGCAGGTTATCCAGTGGCGGTATTTTCTTTAGAGATGAGCGCACTACAACTTATGCAAAGAATTGCTTCCATGATAACTGGAATTAATTCTGAGGTAATGACCAAGGGAAAGCCGACGATTGAAGAATTTGAAATGTTCAATAAGTGTTTGGGGAGAATTGAATCACTTCCAATTTATATTGACGATACTGCGAATAAGAACATTTACGATATTCGAGTTGAAACGAAAGCACTTGTGAAGAAGCATAAAGTGAAAATGATTTTTATCGACTATTTGCAGTTATGCACGGCGTTTACTGAGGGCAAAGGAAAGAGTTCGAATCGTGAAGCCGAGGTAAGTGTTATTTCGAGAACTTGTAAGTTGATAGCAAAGGAAAACGATATTCCCGTTATGGCACTTTCGCAACTTTCCAGAGATGTGGAAAAAAGAGAAAAGACCTTTGGCCGGCCGAAACTTTCAGACCTCAGAGAGTCAGGAGCAATTGAGCAAGATGCGGACATGGTGGGATTTGTTTACAGAGAGGCGGTCTATAACAAGAAAGCCGAAGAAGGGGAGGCGTTATTCATCATCGAGAAAAACAGGAGCGGAAAACTTGGAGATTGTCGAATGTTGTGGGTGAGTGATAAGACCCAATTCATATCTGCCCCATACGAAACGAAGTTGAATTTCTACGAAGCTAAGAGGGACTTTGACCAATCGGAAGAAACCGACGATATGCCGTTCTAACATGACACCAAGAATCTATAAAACAAAGTCGGGATATGACATCATCACAAGCGATAGGAGGTTATATTCGTACAACGATAAGGAAAAGTATCACGGACGAATTGACGAATTAAAATTTAAGCCCTCTGGACGTTTGTTAAAGAAAGTCCCGAATCACATCAAAGAAATATTTTTTCAAATTCAAAACCAAAATCAATAATGAACTACGAAGATTTTTTAGAAAGAAAAAAGCACACAACTCAGGATTATGGCATTGAGTTGAATTTTATTCCAGACGGAATGTTTGATTACCAACAACATGTTACCGAGTATGCGGTCAAAAAAGGCCGATGTGCTTGTTTCTTGGACACGGGACTAGGAAAAACAATCATTGAATTAACGGTTGCTAAAAATTACGTTAATAGCACCAGAAAGCCCGTTTTGATTATTACTCCTTTAGCGGTTGCCTTCCAGTTTGTAAAAGAGTGCAAGAAGTTTGGTATCGGAGAAATTGAATATTCCAAAGATGGAACCTTCAATACTGAAATTGTTGTTTGTAATTATGAGAGACTTGAAAAATTTGACTCCAAAGATTTTGATTGTGTAATTCTGGATGAGTCGAGTATTTTAAAAAACTTTGATGGAGCAATCAAATCACAAGTAACGGCATTTTTGAAAAAAGTAAAATACCGTTTTTTGTTCACAGCAACCCCAAGCCCAAACGACTACATTGAATTAGGGACAAGCTCAGAGGCTTTGGGGTATCTGGGCTACATGGACATGTTGTCGAAGTTTTTTAAAAACAACAACAACAATGTTGCTAAAATTTCAAGAGTTGATAAAGCGAGAGCAGGAATGGAATGGTACCTAAAACCACACGCTGAAAAAGATTTTTGGAGATGGGTAGGTAGTTGGTCCATATCCATGAGAAAACCGAGCGATCACGGATATTCAGATTCTCGACACATTTTGCCTCAACTACACGAATCAAAACACATTGTAGCCAACGTGAATGATATCGTAGTAAATGGTCAAGTACAGATGTTTAATTTTCCCGCTTCTAATTTTCACGAAATCAAAGCTGAGGTTAGAGCAACTATTAAAGAACGTTGCCAAATGGCGGTGCAGTTGGCTAACAATCACAAAACATCGGTCTATTGGGTCAACCTTAATGATGAGGCGGACATCATTCATCAATTGGACCCGACAGCTAAAGAGGTAAAAGGCAAAATGAGTATAGATGAAAAAGAAGAGTTGCTAATTGCCTTTTCAGATGGTGAAATAAAAAAGCTAATCACTAAGACGTCTATAACCGCTTTTGGATTGAATTGGCAGCATTGCAATCACACAACCTACTTTCCTACTTTCAGCTATGAACAATACTATCAAGCTATTCGTAGGTTTTATAGGTTTGGACAAACTAAAGATGTTTTTGTTGATCTTGTTATTAGTGATGGACAGACAAAGATTATGGAGTCACTAATGGTTAAAAAAGAAAAAGCAAACACCATGTTCGAGAATCTGGTGAGCCAAACAGGAACTAAGTTCGAGATAAAGAAAAAAGAATTCAATAATAATTTAAACCTTCCAAAATTTATTTAAAATGACAAAAGATCAGTTGATTACAGAAGACTACGCAATCTATAATTCAGATTGCATGTATGTGGTAAAAGAGTTACCAAGCGAAAGTGTTGACCTTTCAATCTACTCACCTCCTTTTGCAGGGCTTTACAATTATTCGAGCAGCGAAAATGATTTTTCCAACTGCGAAACCAAAGAGCAATTTTTAGATCAATATGAGTTTTTGGTTGAGCAAATCGCAAGGGTAACAAAGCCAGGCAGAATAACAGCCGTTCATTGTACCGACGTGTTTGACAACCGTTGCTATCTATGGGATTTTCCACACGAGATTATTCGTATTCACCAGAAATACGGGTTTGATTATCGTAATAGAATTACTATTTGGAAAGAACCTTTGAAAGTTAGAATGAGAACTATGGTGCAATCGCTTATGCACAAGTTCATAGTAGAAGACTCAACAAAGTGTTTTACAGCGATGCCAGACTATGTTTTAATTTTTACTAAAAAAGGAGAAAACGCGGTACCAGTTACACACCCAGTCGGACTCACGGAGTATTTTGGAGAGACTCCATTTTTGCCCGCTCACATTGAGACTTATGGAAACTATGAAGATTTTAAAAAGAAGTGGAAAAAGTTTGAAGGAGATCCCTCTGAAAACAAACTATCACACATCACATGGCAGCGTTATGCTAGTGCGGTTTGGGATGATGTTAGAATTG